TTCTTAGGCTTCCCTGCGGTCTTGGCACCTTGCTCACCAAACCTGATGATCTTTTCTTTGCCACCTTCGCACGCTTTAACCACATGAGACTTCTTAGGGTGGCTTGGGGTGCGCTTGGGTTGGTTACATTTGAGACTGTCTTTTTTGATCATGCTTTGTCCTTATTGTTCTGAGAGAGCTTTTCTAAGGAGTTCTCTTGCTTTCTGTTTTGATTTAAGAAAGTTTTCAGCCTCTGATTTTTTCATCCCAAGAGAAACCAAACTGGCAACATCGTGAGCAACAGCAAATTTATTTCCCATGCTAAGAGAAATGCCTGCGTCTGTTAACCTACTCAAGATTTGATTATCAGTCTTTCCAATGCTTTTTGAAATAGTTTCTGGATCAAGACTAAAGTTGTCCTCAAGGATTCTTTTGAATTCCAAAAGAACAACTGGGTTATCTTTTAGATCGTACCCCATGTCCTTCATGGATTTATCCAAAGACACAACAGCATTGGTTACTTCTTGAGAAGTTTTTGAATCCTTTCCAAGACTGTTCAATGCACTCTCAATGACATTTTTTGTCAGATCCTTATCCCAAGTTTGGCCAGGCTGAAGATACTTTTCCCAAGGACGCATTGCTTGGATTGTGCTAGAAAGGTTGTCATTAATCGAAGCATACTCAGGAGACGATTCTCTAATCGTATTATTAATGTTAGATCTCAAATCCAACAACTTTCTATGCATTGTCCCAGAAAGCCCTGCTTGCTCTGCTTTATTTACATCTTCAAGCTCATCAATAAGCTTTTTGTAATCGTGTGCCCGTTTAACGGAAGTAACGCCGTTAACATGTGATTGGTTGTAGAGATTAATGGTTGATTCAGCAATCTTCCTGAGACTTGGAAACTCAGACAGAACGCCTTCATCCGCAAGAGAAACAACGCCTTTAGAGTTAATTTTTACTTTTACATTGTATTGCTTAAACAAATCTCCTAAGAAAGAAGAAACAGCAGGTTTTAAATCTATTTCAACTTTTCCTGAATCACCTTTAACAAAAGAATCCAGTTGTTTACCAAGATCAGTCCGACGCATCTTAAGACGATTTAGCCGCCCAGTAACTGCATTTCCAATTTCAGAAGCAGCAGGTCGGGTTGCTTTGTAAATATCGTTTTCTTGAGACGCTTCAAAATCATCAAGCATCCTAAGCATAATCTGTTTGTTTTCTGGTTCAGTTTTTGTGATAACCGAAACAGAACCTCGATTAAAACCATTAGAAGCAAGATCAATTGCTGTTTGATCAGGAACAATCTTTTGATTTTTTGGATCTACTTTTACAAAAGCAAACTCAGAGTTATATTTGTTAATAGGGTCTTGCAATGTTTCTCGTATTTGCCGATCTACTTCAGGATCAGATATACCAAGATTTCGACTTGCTTTAATACCTTTCAGGCCCAACAGTTCAGCAGCAGCAGTTGGTGCTGTATAAGCAATAGTGGCTGCTAAAGGAGATCCTGTAATGTCCATAGTCACATCACCAAGACCTCTGCTCACGCTTTCAAAAGCTTCCCCTACAGGAGCAAGAGTTTCACCAATAGTGGATAGAACATCTTGTGCTCTTTGTGTTCTTGGGGTGTAAGTTAAAGCACCTTGAGTTGCTTCTAGTTGTTTAATGGCAGTATCAACATCCCCACTTAGCATTAGACCAGACAAACCAGCTAGGCCGCCAGCAACACCCGCTCCTGCTGAAGAAGCGAGAGCAAAAGGCACTTCAAGATTAGAATACAATTTAGAAATTGCATTTTCTTCTTTAGGGGCAGGAGGTTTTTTAGCTTCTACAGAAGAAGTTGGAGTACCTTCCTGTGCGTTTTGCAAAGCGTATCTTTCATTAAGAGCAGCAATCAACGCGGGGTCTGTTACTGAAGAAGAAACAGGCGTTTGTTGGGTTTGTGTATTAAATAGAGCATTAAGACGCTCTATTTCTTTAGGGTCTGTTACTGCTTGTTGAGCCATTTATTTTGCTTCCCCAATAAGAACCCACTGATTTTCACCAGCACCTTTAATATAAACCTTATTTTCTGAAATAACGTATTTAGAAGGATCAGGGTTCTGTCCTAAAAGAGTAGACCTAAAAGATTTATAATGCTTAAGAACATTAGAAAGATTTTCATTAAAAGAAGATGATCCAGGATCAAGTGCCTGTAGGCTTCTCTGAAGAAGATTAAGTTCAGCTACAGCAATACTTCCAAGAGCACCACCTGTCTTTGAATCTTTTCTCATTTGGTCAAGACGATCAAACGCCAAGTTGGCTTGAATCGTGTCAACAAAACCTGCCAAATCCCTAGCCCCCGTCAAAGGAAAAAACTTTGCAAAATCATAAGTAATTTGGTTTGTGGTTTCAGAAACTTGTTGTGCTCTTTCAAGTGTGCTTATGATGTTATCTGTACTTGCAAGCTCACCAACAAGTTTTTCTGTAGAGGCCGCAGGAGCACCTTCTGTCTGTTTTGTTTCCCCAGTAACCGTATTGTACAAAACACCATCTGAAAGTTTTTTCCACTCGCCTTGTTCAGGCGGCTCAGCGGGTTTCTCAACCCAAGTTCCCTTCTTTGTGTCATAAAGATAATTGCCAACAACAAGAAGCTCATCTTCAGGCTTGTCAGTAATTTGTGTTTTGACATAATCAGAAACTACTGAGATTGGAGCATCCCTCAGCATAGTGGCTGTCTGAGGATCCCCCTTTTGAAGTGCCTGTTGAATAGCAGAACTTCTCATTCTGATTTCTTCTTGTCTAGCAGCTTCTTGTGCTGCTAATTCAGCTTGCTGTGCCCTAGCTTGCTGAGATGCACGAAAAGCAGCCAATACATTCTGTGCTTCCTCAGGCGTCCTTAGGCCCCCCAAGACCCCTTGAAGTGCCCCTATGTCCTGAGCACCAAGAGCCTCCTGAATAGCCCCCATCTGCCTCTGTTGTGCTTGTCGTTGTGCCTGGGCACCACCCATAAGCATCCCAATAGGCTCAGCAAGACCAGTAAAGCCAAACTGAGGGTTCATCAAACCTTGAAGAACTGCATCACTAATTCTTGCCATGATTAATTACCTGCCGATTGCATTGAACCACCGGAGCCACCACCACCAAACAACCTGCCCAAATAATCAGCTAGCGTTCCTCCCACTGATCCAAGAAGGTTCTGCAAATCACTTCCACCTTCTTGAGCAAACATTCCCCTAGCCGTTCCACCAAGCAAAGCAGTGCCTAGCTGACCAGCAAGGTTAGCCTGTGCAATACGGCCAGCCAGCAAGGAACTCAAGCCGCTCATCTCGGCTTCACCAAAGAGACCCGCCCCTGCTTGCTGTGCTGCTTGAGCAAGGCCAGCACCACCAAGTCCTTGTGCATAAGCAGACAACTGGGCATCAAGAGGAGCATAACCCATCGTTTGATACAGTCTACCAAGCTCAGCTTGCTGAGACTGCTCACGCATAGCTTGTTCAATAGCCATCACAGAAGCTTGGTTACGTGCCTCGGCCTGTGCCTTAGACAAAGCAAAAGACTCAGGAGAACCACCATAATCTGCTGTTTGAAGCCCAAGGCGTCCTTGAGCTGCCAGTCGTTGTTCAAGAGCAAGACGAGCCCTTTCTTCCTCAGGCGATTGAACGGCACGAAGGGCGTCATAAACCTGCTGCTGACGTTGAGCCAGGGGTGTAGTGGCCTGACCATAAAACCCCTGAGCCCCTGCCATTAGCTGATCTTGCAAAGCTTGCTGCTGGGGGCTTAGGGTGGACGTATAGCCACCCTCAGGGGTCGCCTGAAGACTTCCAAAGCCGGTAGTGACTGTAAAGGGTCTAAACTGGGTTAGCCCAAGAAGCTGCTGGGCTAGGGGGCCTGATCGTTCATAAGCAGTTTGCCCTGCTTGACCAAGATCTTCATAAGCTTCTTTAGCTAAAAGACCACCACCAAGAAGCCCCGCGCCTTGTACAAGACCGCCAGCATTTTCACCAAGAAAACCAAAAATATCAGACCAAATAGACATAATTATATAATCCTCTATTAAACCGTTTTACCGAGCAGGGTAAGTATATTAAATTCCTGCAAGGAAAAGTAATCAGCCACTGTTGCTTCAAAACCAACCACTATACTTGTACCATTACCTGAAGCATTTATATTAGGTGTGATATAATTAATACCTGAAGTATATTTATCTATACCATATTGAGCTACACCATAAAACGCATTAGCGCCATAGTCTGAAAGAGATATATTAAACGACTTGGTTGATCCATCAAAGTCATAACCCCACTTAAAGGAAATTGAAGTAGTTCCTGTTCCTACAACAGTTGGTTTAATCTTTTTAAGAATCTTGATTTTTGAAGGAGCACCAAAAGTTAGGTTAGGGCTAAAGTACTTAACAACTATTGATGATGTGTTGTCCAAGTACCCTTCGTATTTACCAATGCCGCCAGAAGTTCCAATGTACACATCACCGTTGGTTAGTCGTTCAAAAGATTTAAGCTTATCAATAGGCCATCGAGTAACACGATATGCCCCATTTTCCAAAGTACCTCTAAGGTCAAAACAAAACACAGAGGTGCTTGTGGGGAAGTAAATCAGATAAAAAGAATTCTCTGGGCTGTACAAAGACCTGATATTACCAGTTTCACTTTGGATAATAGAAATAATGTCAGTCTTGATATTCTTGGAAAGGTCATTCATTGGAAGTGACTTTTCCTGAATGGTTCTTCCAAAAGCCCTAAGGCCAGAAGAACTCATAAACAACACATCAGTGCCGATATACTGAACTGAGTCCCTAGAAATACACCCAACACCGGATACAGTGTCAACAAGCTGCATAGTGGCAGGAGCATCAGCCCCTTGGTACACAAGGATGCTGTGCTTGCCAAAGATGATTAGAAGGTTGTTGTGTGCTGCCAGAGCCACAACTTCATCATAACCATCAGGCCACACTTGGGTTAGATCAATAGAACCTGAGGTGCCGCCAGACCAAGCAGCACCAATCAAAAGATCAGACCAATAAACAGTAGATTTATTAGAAGCGGTATCAGCTACCCAAAGGCGTCCATAAGCTGCCAGAACTTCATTACCTTGAGGGGCTGTGCCTGAGTAAGAGGGGTGTAGAGAGATTTTAGTAACAGCCCCTAGCGTGTTACTATACACAAGGGGCTCATATCCCCTTTGGAAGAAGTAAGCGTGGTTATTAAAGTTAACCATCTTCCAGTTGTCTGAAGTAATCGTATAAGAAGCGGGAGTGGCGTTAGTAAGAGTAGTTGTGCCACTCAGGATCTTATTGTTACCTGTTGAAAAGATAACCTGATTGCCTGAAGAATCCCTAAATTGGTGGATACTTTGAATATAGCTTGAACCAAGTTGAGTAGCATTGGTGGTAACAAGTTTATATCCCTTACGTGCTGCAAGACGACCCAGTTTGTCTATGATGCAATTATCTGCAGTAGTTGCATAAGCAGCATCCATAGACAAAACAGAATCTTCTGTGTTAAGCCCCATAAAGCCAGGGGCTACAATATTTACAGTTTGTAGTTCTTGAGACATCAGACAGTCCTGTAAATCATTTCTTCAGGGTGCTTTTCAGCATCAAGAGAAATAGATTCAGAAAGGTATTTATCTGCAATTGCAAAATATTCAGCAGCAGTAGGACCACCAGTTTCACCTCGCTCACGAACAGCAAAAGCAAGTGCAAGATGCATTACAGGTATCCAAGGGATCTTGATTACATCATCGTTCCCAGACAACAAAGCTTGCCTAAAGATACCTTTGAAGCTGAGGGTGTAAGCTGCATCAGGGGTAGGATAAAGAATAACCTTCATGTCCCCATTAGAATCTGTGGTGGTGTAACTAAAGTAAATTGGTTTACCCTGAAGGGGTGTACTTACATTGTTTTGAACATCAATCCATTCTTTAGATTGATAAATGATGTTGTTCTTGTTGGTGGTGTCAAGAAAATAAAGAAACTTAAAATCATCCCCTGAGCCAGTTAGGGTGTATTCATTAGTCCCTGCAACGGTTGTAACAGTCTTTGAATCTCTAAGAGCACTCCAGTCCCAAGCATGTTCAGTTGAAGTCTTGGCATCGTTTACAAGATCCCCAATCAGGGTGGAATAGGTAGTTGAAGTTACTGAAACAACAGAATCCTCTCTCAACCTACGGAGCACGTTGTTTACCAGAGTTAGATAATTCATTTACAAATTAACCTCTAAGAAGAATTGAAAGAGGATCTTGACCCCTTGGTTGTATTACTGGAATCAATGGGGTTCTTGGTTTAAATTTAATACCACCAAAACGATAAGGATCAAACTCATCAAACATACCGCCTTGTGTTTCTAAAGGAGAAAAACCTAGGTTAAAGTTAGGCATGTTAAAGTTAGGAAGATTTGGCGTATTTAAACTGGCAATATTAACGTCAGGAAGATCCGGTGTTGTAACGTCAGGCAGATTAGGTGTGTTAATGTTAGGTAGATTAGGTGTATTAACGTTAGGCATATTAACGTCAGGTAGGCCAGGAATTTCTACAGGGCCTGGGTTTCTTGGTGTAATTACAGATATAGCGTCTTGAATGGCTTGTTCTGTAACGTCATACCCCTGACTCAAAGCACGTTCAACTTGTTCAGCCACGGGTTGAACCACACCTTCTACTGCTCTTTGTCCTTGTTGAGCAACAGACTCTACTTCTTCATAAGCATCTTTAAGCCACTGAGGGACATTGACGCCGGGTAGTTTAATCCAATCAGGAATGCTAATGTTTCCTGACAACATTCCCATCCTAACATCAAAAGGAAGATTAACATCGTTCAAAATGTTCATAGCGAGGTCTCCACTAAGACCCCCAGCGCCTGCAGCTAGAACATCAGAAAGTTGAACTTTACGAACTGCTTCTTGAAGACTTTCAGGAAGAACACCAAGAAGCCCTGTTTGCTCTAGGGTTCCAAGGTCCATGTTTTCAATCAAACTAGCCAAGGCGTCCCCAAAGCCGTCTTTTGATTTATAACCAAGTCTAGCAAGATCTGCCAAACTGATATCTTCAACGGCTTGAGAAACAACGCTCTGACCTACATCAAGACCAAGGTCGCCTAGTGTTTTGCTAAGCATCCCACCAGGGCTTCCTAGATAGGCAAGCCCACCAGAAACTAGGGCATCTTGAACACTTCCACCTTGTGCAAGAGTTGAAGCCCCCCTAGCCAAAGCGGTTGCTGTTGCCGGATTAAGACCAAGAGCTTGTAGCCCCTGTGATCCAGCGCCTGTAATGCCAGCAACAGCACCAGCAGTAAGTGCATCACTCCAGTCAGCACCAGCAGCCCTAGTGGTTGCTGTAGAGGCAAGAGCAGCACCCACAGGGCCACCAAGAGCACTCCCTATGGCAGTAAGAGCGCCTTGAACAAACGGGTTAGACAACACCTGTTGTGTTTCACTAGGGTCATTCTCAGGGTTCCAATAGCCACCAATTGAAGGGCCGTAGTCTTGAAGATCCTGATACGGGTTGTCTGAATACTTCTTCCTCTTGGTGCCAATCGAGAAGTGTGCTTCAAAATCTTCAAAAGATACTTTTTTAGGAAGATTAAAGTTTTCTCTTACTTCATTAACTGCTGAGGTAAACTGATTCTTGTCAGTAAGACCAGTCCTATAATCAAGCCAAGCAAGCTCAGTTTGTTCATCTGCAGAGAGATATTTGCGATAGTCTTTATTATCAGTGTAATACTGGTGCCAAAGCTTAGTGTCGTTTACAACATTAGGGTCATTACCCTCTGGCCTAAAGGGGAGATAAGTTTCACCCAAGAACTCAGGGCGCACTGTGGTGTTGTAACCTTCAGTTTGGTTAAGCTGCTTCATCTCCATAAGCCCAACACGGCGCTTCTCAGGCCCTGCTGTGCTATGGGTTACATAAGATCTACCACCAAAGATGTCTTGAGCACCTGCCAAGGAAGGCATGCCTTGAAAAGGTGAAACAATCTGTGGTTGGCTAGAAAGATAAGCAGCAACACGAGGATCTATAGCTACAGGCAAACCACCCAGCATGCTAAGGGCCGATGCTGGGGTCTGTCTAATGGTGTAGTCGGTGTTGCCTAGCATTGGTGGAGCCACAGGAGAAGCTACAGGGGCCACAGGAGGCGCTACCCCTAGGGTAGGTACAGGGGCAACCCCAGAAACGCTCACAGGAGCTCCTGGGGGCCCTACAGTGAACATTCCAGTAGTGGCGTCTCTAGGAATATTAATGTTAAACATCTTTTGATTGACCTAACACTGACTTAGTGATCTTTTCAGCACTCCTGCCCACTACATAACCACCCAAGCCTAACTGAAGCAAAGTCCACGCTTCATCCCTAAGAGGAGTGCTAAGAAGCCCAAGGCTATCGCCAACACACAAAGCCAAGAAAGTCAGCATGGTGATAGGCCTCCATACTGCAGTTAGCCAGTGTTCAGACTTAGCCTCAGCCTCGATAATCTTTGCCCTTGCTTCAAAGGACTCTTTCTCGTACTTAAGAACCTGATCGATGACTGTAGCCTGAGTAAGCAAAAGACGCTCTTTGTGTTGTAGCTTTTCTTCTTTGCTTGTGTGTACTTGGTCGATCAGTTCAGCAGCAGGCTGAAAGATGCCTTGAATCAAGGTTAGCAGGTTCATCTATTTGCTAGACAAAGGTTGGTTAGTTATGGCCCTAAGAAGAACAATTGAAACTGCTATCACACAACCCACCAAAGCTTGCCAATGGGGGTCTATAGGGAGCATAAAGACAAACCCCTGAAGAACACTAAGAACAGCCACTGCAAGGGCAAACAGCACTGTTTTAGACTTAAGCAAAGATTTTATAGATGGCATTTTATTTAAACCGAATTACAATTCTTTTAGGTTTGCCACGAGAGAACTTCCTAGAAACTTCATTAGAAATTTCTGATGTTTCAAGTTCAACAGTTGTTACAGTCGCCACAAAGTACCAGACACCTGGAGAAAGATTACTAATTGTAAACTCCCTGGCAGTACCACTTACAGTAACGCTATTTGTGTAATCCCCAGATTGAGTCCCATACAAAAGCTCAAATGACATTATTTCTTCAGGAGCAAGAGGAGTCCCGTCCTCATATGCCAGAGGGGCAATCCATTCAATGGTGGCTGAATATCGTGCAAAAGAAACTGATGGGATTAAAAGTAGTGCTAGAACAAAAGCAAGTGTTTTCATTTTTATTTTTATTCTTCTTCTTGTTCTTTAACTTGAGGGGCTGCTTGTTCCTGAAGGGTGTTGATAATCTGAACCACTTCACCATAAGGACGAGTGCCCAGATACTGAAGGATTCCGTTTACAAGCGAAAGAGAAAGTTCAATTTTCTGGTCGTTCATTTTAAACCTTTTAGTTGTTTTCAAGAGTAGCTACACGGGCGCGGAGGGATTGGAGTTCTTTGATAAGTATGGGAACAAGTTTGGAATAGTCAACTCCCCAAACCTTTTCAATCTCATCGCTGTTATCTCCTTGCAAAACAGCTTGTGGAGCTACTAATGCAAGATCCTGAGCAATCACGCCATATGTAACATGCTCATCAGGCGCAGCCTTCCAGTCGTGGCTGACGATCTCAATCGCATCTATAACATCGCTTGCGCTTGGAGCCGAGACAATATTCTCTTTAAGTCTACGATCTGAAGTCGTGTTAAACAAAACGGCTGTTGTCCCGTTTTGAGTAATTGACCCAATTTCAACACCGCTTCGACGGAAGGAACTAAAAACATATCCAGTTGCTGCTGCGTTATTGTTGTTGATTAAAGCAAGTCCTGTGGTGCCTCCTGTTTGGAACGAAATGCCAGCAGCCCCTGCAAGGGTTGTAGTGCCCACCAAGAAATCACCACCACTGGTGATACGGGCTTTTTCTGTGTTGTTGGTGTAAAAAAGGTATGGGTCAGCAGTAGATGATCCAGCGCCTGCGTATCCTGTTCCCTGTGTGAGGAAACCTCTGCCCATAGTCAGCAACGACGACGTATCACTCCCACTTAGGGTTAGCGCACTATAAAACGTGATCGTGTTACCAGCGGTGCCTGAGGGTGCTGTGTACCAAATGTGTTCGTTTGCAGACTGTACGTATCCAGCCGCCCCTACTGAATTTATATACTTCCACGCCCCATCAAAGTAGCCATTTGCGTACAGCCCAATCCCGTTTCCTGCCGAAATGTTTTTCCCTGAGGCAAGTTGAAAGTTACCGCCACTATTCCAAGCACTAGGTGTCACCCCGAGGCCAAGGTTGCCTGAGGAGTCAAGCAACATTCTCAGTGTGTCGTTAGTGCCAAAGCCAAGATTGGTAGCGGTTGTTGTGCCTATGTTTGCAGAGTAATTACCTGCGTTTCCAGACCCCCAAAACGTGCCTGTTGAGCTTGAAATGCCGTACTGGAACGCACCTCCGGTATTGGAGACAGCGGCAAGAGCATAGCCAGTCGTTGCACCAGAGTTCTTGAAGAACACCGTGTTGTTGGTGCCTCCAATATCTAGTTTTGCTCCCGGCGAAGCCGTACCAACCCCAAAGTTCCCACCGCCGGTGATACGGGCACATTCTGAGCCATTGTTGAAAAACAGAGTCGCGCCGTTCTCTCGGTTCTCAACATATAGGTCTGAGCCAAAGGCGAGTAAACCACACCCATCCCCTGCTGTGTCCCCAGTAGTTGAATTGCGAAGCTGTAGGCGGGTTGAGGTGGGCGAGTAAATAATCAAGCCCGTGCCACTAGCAGCCCCTACAGTGGTACCAACCCCAAGGTTTCCAGAAGAATCCACACGAACACGCTCAACACCATTAGTGCTCAAAGCAAGCGTGTTAGCAGCAGGCAGATACATCCCGTTGCCAGTGGCAGTACCGCCAGTTGGAATCAGTTTAGTTGCAGAGGCGGTGCCCGTAGTTGCAAGGTTGGTACCGTCAAAGGTAACAGCACTACCACTTGTGGCCACCTTGCTACCATCAAGATACACAAGGCCGTTAGCAGTGCCTCCATTAAGAATAGGGTTAGAAGCAAAAGAAGCAACACCTGAAGAATCAATACGAAGTCTTTCAGTACCATTAGTGCTAATAGCCACTGCATTAGCTGCAGGCAGGTACATGCCGTTTCCGGTTGCAGTACCGCCAGTAGGGATTAGTTTGGTTGAAGAAAATGTTCCAGAGATTGCAAGGTTGTTACTACCATCAACTTCCAGCTTGGTAGCGATTGCAGTGGCAATGTTATTAAATTCAGTGTCGAACTCAGTACCACGAATAATCTTTTGAGAGTCGCCTGAAGGAAGGGTATCTTTGGCACCAAAGTTAGTGGTCTTAGTATAGTTACTCATTTTAGCCTGCTGCTTTTACGTAGTATGTGACAAAACTTACAATGGTTGCTAAAGAGAACCAAAGTGCTCTTTCAAACATAGAAACTTGCTTAGAATTTACAGCAACCCTAGAAATCAACCCACCAAGGGCTTCTTCTTGCTTCTCAAGTCTATCTTCAATCTTTTCAATTCGTTCATTAGAAGCAAGAACTTTTTCTTCTACACGAGCAATGGTCAAGATTGCTTCAGT